GACGGTTCTTTGATGGTTCTACTGACGGTTCTATTGGTGGTTATATTAATAGGGGTGACACCCTTGTCACTACACGGTGTCATACTTGTCACCCTAGGGGTGTCATCTGTGTCACTAGGTAGTGTCATACTTGTCACCCTCTCTTTTTCGTTTGTCACCCTAGGGTGCGTCTGTGTCACCCTATCCTTTTCACTTAAAATTTTGTATAGATTTGCACTGCTTGTTCCGTCTTTTAATTCTCTTTTTTCTTTTTGTAAAAATCCAAGCTCGGTTAGTTTTTCAACTGCTCTTATTGCTGTTCTTTTTGATTTTGATATTTTTTTAGCTAAAACTTCATAGCTAGGGTAGCAATACCCCTCATCATCTGAAAAGTCAGCTAGTGCCATAAGCGTTAGTTTTGTAGTGCTGTCGTCGATTTCCATATTCCAAACTTGGCTCATTATTCTTATACTCATCTAAACCCCCTCCAAGTTTGATAAACTGCGTCAAGTATCAATAATGCGCAGAGTATATAGCCTATGTACATTTGGCTCATTACGCTATCCTTTCAGTGGGTTTTAGTATCGATGTGCTGCACCCACTTATCACGTCTTTTTTTGATCCGATCTCGATCAGGTAGCCACGCTCTACTAGCTCATTTACACGCCCACAAACGCTATTAATGGCTACGTTATACCAACGCGCTATTTCTTGCCTTGTCGCACCCTCTTTATGCTCACAAAACATCTCATATACGGCTCTACGTTTGCCGCTTAGCTCTGGCTTTAGTTTGTTGTATGCCTCTAGGCTGTTATTTGCTACCATTAGTTATCCTTTCTCATTTGCGGAGCTTTCCAAAAGCTTGGCGATTACTTGTGTTTCTAGCTCTTTGTCAATCAAAACGCTAACCATATCAAGGCAAAATCTAACAACTTCGCTATCGTTTCTAAAACCCTTTCTATTTTGTATTTTCACGATATTTGCGATGTTTTGATTAGACAATTTGAATGCTTTGCTAATATCATACTTAGGCGTTACCATTGTGAGTCTTTCGTAATATTTTAAGATTACCAAAACGTTTGCTATTATTTACAACATAAGAAGTTATATCAAGCCAAGCTTCTACAGGTATGCCAAAATGGGTTTTAAGCAATATGGCGTTTTCAATAGTCGGTTTTGTCTCACAGCGAAACCACTCTGAAACCGCTCCTTGCGTTACCCCTAGTTTTTTGGCTATTGCCATTTGAGTTATTTTTTCTTTTTCCATAAGGCTTATAATAGCAATGCCTTTATTAAAAAATACTTAAATAAAATGGCAATGCTATTATTTTTAATGATAAAATAAAATTAAAGGAAAGGATATTATTATGGAGCTATCAGACAAAATTAGAAGAGCTAGAAAAAAACAGGGGCTAACACAAGTACAACTAGCTGAAAGGCTAGGGGTAACGCAAGGCACAATAAACCAATACGAAACAAAGGCTGGCGATGTAGACGATAAAGGAAAACCTAAAAAAGCCGCCAAGCCCTCACTTGAAAAAATACCAGAATTAGCCGAGGCATTGAATATGGACATTTCGGAATTCTTTGAAAATTCAGAAACTCTCAAGAAAGCTATTGTCAAAAAGGAGTTAAAAAATAATTTTGCTCAATATTCTGATCTTATCCCAGACGAAAGCCAGTTAAAAAACGTTGTGTTTTTATCAAAATCCGAAATGCGTATAGGTGCAGGTAGCGAGGGCGTTTATGATCTCGCTATGCTTCAAAACGAAGAGCATAAAGTAGTAGTAGATCGTGCGTTTCTTAAAGGGCTTAAGCCAAAAAATTTACGCATCTTTGAAGTAGTGGGCGATAGCATGGAGCCAGACTTTTACGAGGGCGACTGGGCTATTGCTGATATGGTAGCAGGCAGGGATAATTTTGTGCGTATCGCTGGCGTTTATATCGTCAGGATGGACGACGTTGTCTATATAAAAAGAGTTGAGTTTTTGCCACAGAATAAGATAAAGCTAATCAGCCTAAATCCAAAATATAGCGATATATACCCACACAAAGAGGGCTACGAGTGCGAAATACTTGGCAAAGTCTGCGGCAAAGTCCATTGCGAAGTATATAAAGGGCTAACGTTTGAGGATTATGGGATAAAGTAAGGGTGTTTTTATATAGGTGTATAGTTTTAGATAACATATTAGGAGACAATAGTGGAAACACGTAACAATCCAAAAGAAGGCAAATTATTGTATCATTTAACTACAATGGACAATATTAAAAACATTATTGAAAAAGGTCTATTGCCAAGAAGCGAATTAACAAAGGGGAGAGAAACATTTAAAGATACCGCTAATAGCGAAATTCTTTCTAGGAGAAAGGAACAATCTTTAGACGAATATGTTCCTTTTCATTTTTTTGTAAAAAATCCTTATGATGGCAGGCAGTTTAGGGATCACCCAGATATTAAATTTGTTTACATTACTATAACAAGAGAATTTTTAAAAACCAACAATGGGGTTATAATCCCCAAACATCCACTAAGTGAAGCAAATCATACTTTAGAAACTATGCCATATTCTCAGGGCTTTGATGCAATAGATTGGGACCTTGTGGCAAAACGAGATTATCTTGACCAAGAATGCAAAAGAGCTTGTATGTGCGAAGCCTTGCATAAAGGGGCGATTCCAAGTGAAAATTTTAACAGCATAGTAGTAAAAACAAAAGAGGATTATGACCTTATTGACCAACTTATTAAACAATTTTCGCTAAAATGTCATTTAAATCAAAACGAGAAATGGTTTATTTAAAATGATTAATTACACGACTGGTAATTTGCTAGCTTCTGATAAAGAGGCTCTTGTAAATACTGTTAATCTCGATGGCTTTATGGGTAAAGGAATTGCTTATCAATTTAAAAGACAATTCCCTAAAAATAACGAAGCTTATATTAAGGCGTGTAAAAACAACGAAATTGGCATAGGAAAACTTTTCCCTTTTAAAGAAGATGAAAAAATCATAATTAACTTTCCCACAAAAGATAAATGGCGAGAAAAAACAAAAATAGAATACATAGAGAGTGGGCTTGCATCATTAAAGGATATTATTCAAAAGCATAAAATTACCTCTATAGCCATTCCGCCCTTAGGTTGTGGCAATGGTGGCTTAAGTTGGGGCGTTGTTAAGCCTATAATAGAAAAAAGACTAAAAGACATACAGGATAATATAGATATATTAATATATGAACCAGCAAAAGATTTTTTGCCACCTGTAAAATCTGCCCCTAAAACAACTATGTCTCATTTATTGGTATTGGCGTGTATTAAAAATTTAGGAACAGTTCACCCCCTTGCCATTCAAAAGGCCTTATTCTTCACTATGATTTTTGCTAAAAGTAATTTTTTTAATTTTATTGAATATAAGCACGGGCCATATTCTCACCCAATAGAAATAGTTTTAAGAGAAGTTAATGAATTTTTGGATTTTTACAATTTTAGCAGCAAGGGGAAAGAAGAGACATATTCTGCTCTTAATTTCTTGTATAAAAAAATGCTGAGTAAGAAAATAGAAGAACAGAGCCTTTTTTATGCCCCATTTTTAAAAAAATCGTGTCATTTATATATTGATCTTATAAAAGCCTATGGTAAAAAAGACGCAAATAAAAAAATAGAAATTATTGCCACAATAACACATATTCTACAAAAAGTCCAGTCTTTGTCCGAGAAAGATATTATAGATTTGTTTTTTAAATACCCAAAAGAAGATATTAGCATTTTTAAAAAAGAAGAAATAATAGAAGGTATTAACATTTTAGAACAAAAAAATATAATAGAAAAAGACCTTCTTGATAATTATTCCATAAAAGAAACTTTCGTTTTATAATTTTTCTTGCATAGCAACCACTTAAAACAATGATAACAAAAATTTTAGCACTTATCTTGTTTTTGCCTTTATCTCTCTTTGCCTTTTCAGCCAAAGTCATAAAAATATCTGACGGCGACACTATCACTGTGCTAAGCGGCAAAGAGCAAACAAAAGTAAGGCTATACGGCATTGACGCTCCAGAGAAAAAGCAAGACTACGGACAACGATCAAAACAATTTTTAGCCAGCCTAATCGCAGGACAAGTGGTAGAAGTAGAGCCAAAAGGCAAAGATAGATATAAACGCACGCTAGGCATTATCCACTATAAAGGGCAAGATATAAACGCTCAAATGGTGCTAAATGGCTACGCTTGGGCTTATGTAAAATACTCGAGAATATATGTAAATCAAGAGAAAACGGCTCGTGAGAATAAGCGAGGGCTTTGGCAGAGTAGCGATCCTACTCCGCCGTGGGAGTGGAGAAAACGTTAATTTTTAATTTTTTCTTTTAGCTCTTTTATTTTTTCTTGTTTTTCCTTTGAAAGTTTATTGATGTTTTTTAGAATTTTAAACATCTTATCTTTGCCCGCTTTGGTATTCAAGTCAATCCCTTTAAAGTCGTCAGTTGCCACTTTGGCGATTTCGTAAAGGACTGGAACAAAAGAAGTGAATTCTGTTGGCAGTGTTTCTTTGAGTTTTTCGAGATAGCTATTAACCATAACACAATCATACATCATTGGCATATTCATTGTTGTTTTTCTAAATTTTTCACATATCACAACAACAGGGCTATTATCGTCTAAATCCGCTATTTCATCTGTTTCGCTTTTTTCTAGCGTGGCAGAAAAATACTCAAAGCCCATTTGATTGTTAGCAAAAATAATCTGAGCATTACCTGTTGCTGTTTTTCTTATGCTGTCAGCCTTCCCTGTTATAAAAACCGTCTTATCGTTAAATTTTTTAGTAGCTTTTAATTCATTTTTTTTAAACTCTTTTACTATATTGCTAGCCGTAGTAGCTAAAAATTTTTCTTTGTCATTAAACAAAAGTGTTTCACCTCCGTCTAAAAACACGTCAATATCGTTTTTTAGAATTATATTATAAAACGTTTCCTTATTGTTTTCAGCATAACTACTAACTGTCATAAAAAGTAACACCAACAAAAACTTTTTCATCTCTCACTCCTTATTAATGATTTGTTGATTGAAATTATATCACAAAAGATTTTAAAAAAATAATAGCATTACTTATATTTTTAAGCTTGTTTTAATAAAGGCATTGCTATTATTCTCTCATCAAAACGGAAAACGTTTTGTAGGCTTCAAGCGAAAGCTGACAGAGTGAGCCTCCTGCGAGTTGCAGGTTAATCACGTTTCAATCTGAAGCGTCAGTGATAGGGCGAGAAGCTATCACTCAACACCAACCCTGATTTAGGATAGTTTTTCACAGGGGTCTCAATAAAACGAAAAACACCACTTTTTCTAATAAAAGCCTTGCCTGCTTGGAGTAGGCGAAAGCCTGCTAACATTTTTCATATAAAAAATTTTCCTTTAAAGTTGCTTTTGCAAGCTAAATTAATTTTTAACATCAGACGGCGGTGGCGAGCAAGGTTTCTATTAGAAAAAGGAGCAGTCATGCAAAACATTAATGACCTAGAGCAAGCTTTAGAGAGCCTAAAAGCACTCATTAAAGCTAAAAAAGACTACGAGAAATTAAGCACCAAATACGCCAACGTAAGTTTTAAAGATGTCACTCGCTCACAAAGAGCAAGGGTAAATGAGCGTTTAGGCGACGCTGCGTTTGATGTGAAAGTCAAAACTGACAATCTTCACGCTGATTTAGTTGATGCTGGACTTTGTGAGATGAAAGAGCGCTATGAGCAAAGAGAGCTAGGGCAAAGTGCAGGCTTAGGACATATATACCGCGCTGCGTATTTGCCAAAAGTGCCAAAGAGATACAAGGAGCTACAAAAATGAAAACGCTAATTAAATTTTTTAGGGTGCTTTTCAGCAACGGCGGCGAGATAAAGAATATCGCCTATTTAAATATTAAAAGGGGTTAAAAATGAGTTTGAGCTACGACCTAGCACGTGCCGAAAGCGACGTGGCACACATAAATTTAGACAAAGAATACGACGAGCTAATAACTGACATTGAAGCTGTATATAGCCGCCACCGCTACACATTTAAAAATGCACTTGGCGAAAACAGCGGCGAAATAGTTGATCTTTTAATCGAGCATTGCAAAAAAGACTTTTTCGCCTACGCTGCGCTTGTCTATGTGCTATGCGTTGAGGCTGAAATGAGCAATGAGGCAGTCTCAAGCTATACAACAACCTACAAACAAACACTCAAAAAGCTACGAGAGGAGGCAGAGAAAGATGCGCTCTTATATTCTGATGAGGCTTGTTGAATTTTACGGCGAGCCAAATATGACTTGGGGAGAATTTCAAAAAATATTAGAAAGGTTAAAAAAATGCTAAGCAATAAAGAATACCACGCACGCCCTGAAATATCAAAGAGCGACCTCGACCTACTGGCACGTAGCCCATTGCACTTAAAAATGAAAAACGAGCTTAGGAGCGAGCCTACAAAAGCTTTGCTACTAGGTTCTGCGGTGCATAAGCTAGTGTTAGAGCCAAAAGACTTTTCAAATGAGTTTAGTGTAGAGCCTGACGTTGATAAACGCACCAAAGAGGGCAAAGCGATCTATAACGATTTTTTAGAAAATTTAGGCGATAAAACCTCGCTTGATCTTGATATTTTTGGCTCGGCCGTAGAGATAGCAAACTCGGTTAATTCTATGCGTGAAACAGCTATATTTTTAAAAGACGGACTGGCAGAACAAAGCTATTTTAGTGAGATAGAGGGCGTTGCGATCAAATGTCGCCCTGATTTTTATAATGAAAAAATGGGAGCAGTGATCGATCTAAAAACAACCTCAGACGCTTCGGCCACTGGGTTTGCTAGATCGGTAGCTAGCTTTAATTACCACGTGCAAGCCGCGTTTTACAGCGATATTTTAAGGAGCTTAGGCAAAGAGGTCAATTACTTCTTGTTTATCGCCGTTGAAACGAAAGCCCCTTATTTTGTAGGCTTTTATGAGCTTGACGCCGCAGCGATAGAGCAAGGACGAAAAACATATCTTGAATTACTAGAGCTTTACAAATATTGCCGTGAACGTGACGAGTGGTGGGGCTATGCAAAAAAAGACGGCGACAAGATAAATGCGGTGCAAACTTTGAGCTTGCCAACGTGGAAATTTTACGAAAATATAGCGTAATTTGAAAAGGATAGATGATGAAAGACAAACAAGCCAATATCGTTAGTATACGCCTAGACGACGAAACGCTACAAAAGTTAAAAGACGATGCGCAAAAAGAGTATCGCCCTTTGGCTATGCACATAAGAAAAATTTTAATGGATTATTTAAAAGAGAAAGAGTTGCTAATTATTGCCAAGAGTGAGCCGCTAGCTCGGTTTTAAACAAGAAAGTTTATTTTAAAAATCTTTAAATAAAATTTGAAAATTTTGTCTAAAGGTATAAGAAATGGCGCTGCTTAGATGTTGGAATTCTTTAAAAAAAGAGGAGTTTTTACAAAAACTTGATCTTTACGATAAAGCCGATATTTTTTTACAAGACACTCTTTTTAAAGAGCTAATAAGCTTTAAATTTGTAGCGTATGCGATTATAAAATACATTGCAGTTTTTTTTATTACACTTTTTATATTTGATAAGCTTTCTTATAGATCAGGTGATGATGCTTTTTCGTTTGCTATTTTTTTAGCAGTGACCATAACTATCCTTTATAAAAACAAGGACGAACAAATAGTTATCAATAGAATAAATGAGGCACGAATACAAATAGGGGCAAGCAGAACTAGAATATTAACTGATGCAGTAGAAACTCTTTTAAATAAAATAGAAGAACAAAAAAAGTCG